TCACGTCGAACCCAAAATTCAACTTCTTGACAAGATTTTTTATAATGTGTGCTAACGGTCCATGTTGCCATGTTTATCCCCTTATTCTGCTAATGGTAAAGACAATGCTTCTTTGATAGCGTCAATCAGTTCTTCTTCTGTACCAACAATAACTTTAGCATTTTTCCAATCGTCGTTGTCATCACGTCCGCCGACTTCAATCATAAATCCATTGTCGTAACGATTGATTGTAAATGACTCGTTAGCCTTAACTAGTTTATCTGTAATTGCACTCATTTAATTTCTCCTTGATATTTTGCCTGAAATGGCTCTGCATACTGCTGAATGTTATCAGCAATCTTTTTCATATCCCAAGCATTGCAGAACTTGAGCATACGAATACCTACTTGACTAACTTCTTTTGGCACCGCGTTAGTTTTGATTGTTTCTTTAATTTTATTCTTAATGTCTTCGGGCTGTGCTGTTAAGTCGCACAACTGTACATTGCGTTGATAATCTTCTAGGACTCTGTGTTCGACGCCATTATGGTCGACCCAACGTTGCAACATTAGATTGTTCCAATTATATCCGCGAGTCTTACGATCTTGAAATGCCTCCATGAGACCAACTTTATTCTTTGACCCTTTCGTACGAACTCCCGGGTAAGCCGAAAACACATTGTCGGATGTGTCGCCTCGCATACATTTTTCGAATAGCATCCATTCTGGATCTTGTGCAGGCTTAGGCTCTCCCGTCTTTTTGTCTTTAACTGGTTTACCTTTTGCATCAAATATTCCTTCGTGTGTAATATGTAAGTCACCTACACCGTTATATTGACTTACATTAGGGCCGATTAGCTGTGCAAAATCGCCATCTGTCGAAATAATAACATGTTTTGCATCTGGATGTGCTTGTATCCAACCTGCAATCAAGTCATCTGCTTCTAAGTTTTCATGACGCATTACAGTACAGTTAGTCTTTTCTGTAATGAAATTTTTAAATTCGTCAAATGCTTCCCAAAACAATTTATCTTCGTCTTGTTCTTTTTGTGTCATGGCCGCACGAGTTTCTTGCCTATTAGCCTTGTATGGCTTGTAATAATCCTTACGCCAGCTACGACCTTCGAGGCAGAATACTACATGAGTACCGCCAAAGTCTTGCCATGCTTTCTTAATACTATTGAAAGTAATATGAAACGCCATGCCAAGTTTGATATCTGCACTACCTTGTACTACGTGTCTAGCACGAAAGAATGTATTAGCAGTATCGACTACAATATATGTCATTGAACTTCGGCTCTTCCGCCGCCTAATTTACTTACATTAATAAAACCAGCACTTGATCTACTAGGATCCTGTCCTGCCTCTGCTAGCATGTTTGCGGCCAAATCTCTAAACCAACGATCAACAATTTCTTCTTCAGGATCGCCTTCAAAACCATAACCAGCTGCCTTTAATTGTACTATAAACTCTGGGTTCCAGTCAAGCTCAAAGAATCCATTACGAATGTTTTCCTTGTTTACATGTGTATCCAACACACTAACCCAAGGTTCGCCACGTATTGTTGCACGTTCTTTGGGAGTTAATTTGGCAATACGTTCAGCTTCCACTGCATCTTTTTCGGCATTCTGTGCTTCAGCGGTACGTGCCAGTGCATCTGCTTCCATTTGTTTGAGTACTGCTAAGTTTTCTTCTAACTTATCAATACCTAATAGTCGTTTAATCAATTTTTTCATTTTTTGTTTCCATACAAGTACAGTCTCTTCCTTGCCTACAATTACCAGTGCAAGCACTATTGGTAAAACTAGCGCCTTTTAAAAAAAGTAAAACTAGTAATACTAATAGTATCCAACCAATAATAATGCAAGCATAAAAGAACATGTTAAGTACCCCATTCATTTTTAAATAAAGGCACTTGTAGTCTGTCACTGTAGCGTAAGCCTGCCTTCATAGCCAATTCTGCTACACGACGATTGTTTAATGCATAGACACTTTCGACACCACCAACTGGCATTAGATATACTGCGCCTGTAAATCCTGCAAGTCTGTAAATGTCCATAACTTCGATAGCTTCATATGCATCATCTTCTGTTGCTACTACAAATTTAAGATATGTATAGCCTACATCTTGATATTGTAGCAATACATCTGGGCGAATAGCATCTTGACGCTTTTCACCACTATTACTTAACTTAGCACTAACACTAAATGTAACATCTCTGGCATACAACTGCCCTTCGCTCTTTTGCCATTTTAGCAAATAACGTTGGAAGTCATCAGTTAATGCTTGAGTTCCGTTTGTTTCAAATGTAAGTTCTTTTAATGCTAGCATGTTAGGATGATCTAGAAGATCGGGATAAGCACGTTGCCAGCCTAATAAAGGTTCCCCACCTGTAATAACTAAATGTTCGTCTTGCCATTGATGGTATGGGAGAATTTCCATAATACGATCTGCTATAGCATCTGTAGTAAGCATTGGACTAAGGTCCTTAAAACTAGGATGCCAGCTAGCATAGCTATCACAGCCAGTAGACACTAGTGGAAGTTCTTCATATTTGTTATATAAATGCGCTACAGTTGCAAGATCTTCTGCTTCTGTACTCAATTCGCCTCGTGGCATGCCAAAGCCCCTACAAGAAAAATTGCAGCCAAAAGTTCTAAGGAACACGCTAGGTACTCCCATATATCTACCCTCGCCCTGTATAGAGTAGAAAAGTTCCGCTATCTTAATCTTTGACATTTGTATCCTTTATTATTTCAAAACCTAATTCTCTTGGCGTTTTACCTCTCCAGTTTTTAGGAGTTCGCCTACCTTGTAAGTTTAACACATTATCTAACGATTGTAAATATTTTCGGAGAGTATTACCGTCTGTTATTACTTCTTTATTGCCCATTTCTCTTAATCGTTTGCCTTCTGTAATAGCATCTAGTGTTTCTTTAATGTCTTACCTTTATTCCAAGGAACTCGTCCTAGAGCTTTTTCAGATTGTTTTTTTCTTGTTTCATCAGAAACAACTTTTCCTATTTGTGCCTGACTGATTTTGTGTTTGGTTTCATCTGTAATTGGTGCCCGAGGCCATTTTATTGTATTGTTATCTATTGCTATACAAACCTCTAAAGGAGGATTATTTCCAAACGCATTTATTTGACGTGCTATCATTCCTCTAGATATACCGTGAGCTTTTCCGGCACGATTCATATTATCATACCATACACCTCTATATTCAATTGCTGTGTCTGGTTTTATTGGACCCACAAATGCTGTTCGTTTTTTTTCTTCTAATTCTCTTTGTCTGCGAGTTGCTTGTGCCTTTCTTAAATTTTCTAAATGTTCCGGTTTAGGCTTTCTACCTACATTAGCCTCGCTTGCCTGTTTGCGTCTTTCAGGAGTCCACAACTGTTTTATTTTGGTAATAGTTTCTTGAGATGCTTTTCTACCTATATTTGGATTTAGCCACCCTGCGGCTTTTTTCTCAGCCACTGTTGTAAGCATTTTTTCTATAGCTTCAGGACTAGGCTTCCACGTGCCTGGCTTACGCATGGTACCATTCTTTTCTTTGGTAGCCATCATTTTTGCTACTTGTTCAGGGGGGATTTTCTTTCCAAGATTTGCTTGACGCAATCTTTCTTTTTGTTCAGCACTACACGGAATGCCGGTATTCCACGGAGGTTTTATGTTGGGACTTTTCTTAATCCCTTCAGATACTTTTTTACGATGTTCCTCTGTTCTTTGAACAGCTACCATTTCTTTTTTAACAAACTCGTATATACGACTGGTAACTTTATATCTTTTTTGATGAGGATTGTTATTAGTCATCATAATCCAGGTAGCAAATGACATTTTCATTTTAGCCTTACCTGTAAGAAATCTAGTAAGTAATCTATGACATATAAAATGTTCTCTAGCAGTAAGTATCGCTAAATTAATTTTTTTATTATTTCCTCCGATAGACTGAGGAATAATATGATGCTTTTCAAAATATGTATTATCAGGCAAAGTCCGTATTTGTGATGTTAGAACAATGTGTTCATACCATCTTTTATATTTGTTTTGAAGTGTTTCTACGGGCCATACTATCATAATGTTAAGCAGAATTAGAACGGTACACCCATGTAACGTCCTTCACCCTGTATGCTATAAAATAATTCTGCGATTTTAATTTTACTCATCTTCATCTTTCTCTAAAAATTGTGTTACTTGATCTTCTGCGTCTTGTAAAAACTCTGCGTATACTTTAAAAGTAGCAACACCGTTTTTAGCTGTAATATCAAAAGGAATAGTTCCGTTTGGAATCCAATTAGGACCTACTTCTCGTTTAATTTCAAACAACTGTAATGTTGAGCTACGAAGACGATTTATTAAATTATCAGTTATGTCTTTGGCGTTTTGCATTTTTAAATTCCTCAACATCTTCAACAGCACTCAATAATGTATGAGCATAATTAAATGCTTGTTGTTTGCGCATGATTACAGTAGATTCTGTATCAATATAGCCCTTAGTTAACAATGTCCAGATAGCATGCCAGCGAGTTTTACTCCACCAATTGCTTCGTACAGTTGTATAGACAGTAACACTGACATCGTTTTCGTCAGCTTCTACCCATACATGATGATCGTGATCTGATGCACCGCATTCGCACGTAACACGGTAAACTTTTGAGTCTCCCCAATCGTTCGTTTGCATAATGCCTTCAGCTGGTACTT